ATTTGATTGAACCAGTCAATTTTATCCCTATCTAATAAAGATCCATTAGTTACCATCATAAACTGAGCATTCGGATAAACTTTTCTAACTTTTTCAGCTAGTGGTTTTAAAGTTTTCCAATATACCATTGGTTCACCACCCCAAAATTCTAAACGGAACTTATCATAAGTACCGAAATCAAAATTTCTTTTCATCTTTTCAATCAATTCTTCAGCATCCTCTGGACCGCCAACTGGATCGTGTGGTTGATGAGCTTGATTGCAATATGAACATGCGTAGTTACACTTAAGACCCATAGTTATCTTTAGTGTAGTTGGTTTTCTTGATTTTTTTCCGTGGAGTTTTGGATCGTGCGGATTTGTTACTGCAGCTGGTGTCCAAACTTTGGCGTTTATTTGATACTCTAATCCATTTGCTATATGATTTAAAGATGGTTTTTCGCCAGTTTCTTCCCAGAACATTTCTGATGTCATCGGGTCATATATTAAAACCTGTTTAACATCATTAGATCCCTGAAGAACCATTTTATATGTAGCCATGTCATTCCTTTATGATAAAATAAAAATACCCTGCTCTATACAGGGTATTTAGTCAATGCAAATAAGGTTATTCTATATCTACCCAAAGCTCTGAGTATGAATAGAAATCTCCACTTGATAGTTTGAATTTAAAGTGTTCACCAGAATCTAGATCTACAGAAACCTTAATATCTTCAAAACCAGAAAATCTAGTAAACTCTCCACGTGGGTTAATACCAACGTATGATGTCGCACCACCAGCTTTTATACCACCGTAAACACGTGATTTAGATGGGGTTCCGTTAACGCATGAAACATCAAATTGATTACTAATTGTTGTATTTGTATTATTTCGTGCAAATACAACTCTAACTTTATAAGAATCAGCTTTTGGCAAAGTTGTTCTATATTGATTTCCACCTTTAGCTCTTAGTGTATCACCTTCTCTTGCAGCCAATGGGGTTTGTGTATACTCAGATGGGTTAATTATGCTTGATAACAAATTTCCTTCTGCGTCAAACACCTCATAAAACACAGCAGTATTAATGTTATCGAACACATAAGAAATTTTCTCAGCTTGGGTCATTTCTTCTACATCTGCGTTTGTGATAATAGTATCAGAAAGTTCTCCTGGATTATCTGCTACGTGGAACTGCAATACAGATAAGTCGAAGCCAGTATCTTGTTTATAGAAAGAATCAACTGTGAATAGAGGCAATAGTTTATCACTGTATCGTTCTTTAATTTTTCTCCACATAACTCTATGGAATAAAGAACCATTAGCAATAGTTGATGTGTAAGCATATACGTCAAGCGGATTTAATATCTTCTCAGAGGAAACATCAAAATCTACTTGCCATGCCATATTTTCTTTAGACTGAACAAAATCAGATTTAGAGAAAGATCTTTCGTCTACAGTTTCATATGTGACTTCAACGTCTTCTTCTCTTGTTAATTCTGGGCGAATTATTTTTTCAACTTTAACGTTTATTTCATCGGATTGGTATCCCATGGTAACTCTATAATTACCATTAATTCCAATAGGACTATCTTCTACAGAATCGAATCCAGTAATTTTTGTTTTAATTAACTTATACATTTAAGTTTATTCCTTAGCAGTTACAGTTACATGCACAGTTACAGTTACATGCACAGTTACAGTTACAATTTGTTCGATAGAATTTAAAGTGTCCCATACTCTGTTCTTGTGAGTCATGACGTAAACCATCAGCGTATGCAGTGTTACGGAATACGTTTAGACGCCAATCAGTAACATGCACGTTTAATGCTAAATCTGCAGCGTCGCAGTTACCGCAGTTGCAGTTACATGCTGAGTTACATGCGTTACAGGCACATGCCCAACCGCAGTTACCGTTACTATCTGTTACGTTTCTGTTACCAGTGTCGCCTTGCCAACCCCAGAACACACCATTAAGGTCTGCTCCACCCGAAATTTTAAATCCAGTTGCACTTACAGGCATATTATTTCTCCAATTTCTCTAAACGAGTAGTTAATTCTTTAATAGTTTCTTGCTGTTCTTTAATTGCTTCGATCAACAGACCGACAATATTGGAATATGCGACAGTTTTAAAGCCATCGTCAGTTTCTCCAACAACTTGAGGTAAAATCTTCTCAACTTCTTGAGCAATAAGACCAATTTCTTGTTTTCCATTTCTGGTATAAGAAACCCCACGTAATTTACCAACAGTCTCTACAGCTATATTTAGCGTTTCAACATTCTCTTTTAGTCTTTCGTCTGAGGTAGTTTGAACTTCTGTTGCTGTAATTTTATTGAATGTATTGTTCGTTCCAGCAAAAACGTTGTTGCTAGCCAAACGTGGAATATTGGCTCCAACAGATAACGCAGGAGCTCCAGCAACACCATCTCCGTTGACAACATCGATGTCACCAACAACCCCAGTAATTGCTCTTGTAACAATAAGACCATTACCAGTTCTTGTTATTAAACCATTAGTAGATAAGCCAGAGAATCCAGATAAGTCAGCATCAAAAGGTTGTACGTCAGTACCAATAACAACACCAAGAGTTGCTCTAGCTGTAGAAGCATTGGCGTCGTCTAAAAGAGTTCTGGCAAAAGCAGTTAATGTAGTAGCTGCTGCTGTTGTAGCTCCAGTGAAGTATGGGATAGAATCAGCAGTTAAAGTAACTCCAGCGATAGCCTGTAATTGAGCATCATATGCCTGAACGTCAGTGCCAATAGCCAACCCTAAATTAGTTCTTGCGCCAGAAGCACTTGTAGCACCAGTACCGCCAACTGTTAATGGGATTGACCCACCATTAATTGTTATGGTTCCTACAGATAAATTGCCAGAAAACGATCCAGAAGTTCCAGATAATGCGCCAGCTAAAGTTAATGAGTTTATTGTGGTATTACCAGATGAATCTCTGGAAACAATAGAACTTTTATCTGTTGGTACTGGAAGTGTAGATGAAGAAGTTAATCCATCCAATAAATCAGCGTCTAATCCAGAACCAGAACCATCAACAGTCTTAATTTTAGTAAGAATGTCTGCAGCATTATAGTCTGTAGCTGTTAGCTTTGTCGCTAATTCATTGTTTAAATTAGTGAAGTTTGAATCAACTTCAGCGTTTGTAAGAGGAGAACCCTTAACTTGTCGTAGAACGAGTGTCGCCATTATTTTCCCTTATTCTTAGCGATCTTTTAATAACACAGTAAGCATCTGCTTAATGTCAGAAAGCTCTGATTTAATATTACTTATTTCTTGTGCTTGTTGTTGCATTTGATTTTCTTTAAGTTCAGCAGCCTGTCGCTGATTAACATAATTCTGATAGTCGACCATACTTGTATTTATGATGGCATTGGAAGAGGTGTCTCTAACCAAACCATCATGTCCCTGAACTTTAAGAAAGTTTTCCATTATGCGCAGGCAATAATTCGTAAATCTTTGATTCTAGGAATCGCAGAACTATTTGTAGATTTCATAACAATCTTTACCTGTATTGCGTCGAATGGGGTCATATTAGTCAACGAGTAGTCCACGTCATAGAATGTTTCATTTCCATTCTCAACCTTGACGGCAGGAACAACTGGGGTTGCTAAAGTATATTTAGTCTTATCCAGTGTTCCAGTAGAACCTAAAGAAGTCTTATAATATACGTCCACATCAGCTCCAGAAGGGACATTAGCAGCGAAACGAATCTTCACGAATGTTGATGGAAGAGCAAGTTTAACTGCATTAGTAACATACTTAGAAGCAGAAGAAGATCCAATCGGAGCGATCTCATCTGTAAACAAGTTTACAGTGGAAACAGTAGTCGCAGAAACTGCTGCCTCAGTAGTAAACGTAACTCCAGAAACTGTTATTGTAGCTGTAGTTCCATTATCTTCAACATTAGTTACCAAGAACTGACCATTATTACCAAGACTAGTAGCAGAAGCTACTTGTATGTATTGTCCAATACCAATCGTGGAAATTAATGTTCTTACTGCAGAAGCAGTTGATGTTATTGTTGATCCACTGAAGTTAAACGCTCCAGTTGCTCCAGAGAATAATGCTGTATAATCCACAGGGGTTACGTTAACATTGGAATGGGTAGGTTTATTAATTCTATTAGAAATAGCAACCAATGACATTCTCTGTGTATCTAAAACAGGAGATAAGGCATCGTTAGTCGATGATAAATTAACAGCGAATGTTACAGACTTATTTCCACCAATAGAATTGTTTTCATTAACCTCAGACGCAATTAAACGTGGGCTATAGAAATAATTATTCTCATTGGCTAAGCAGTCACCGAAACTTACATCTTGGATAAATGGAGTTTCAGATCCATCAACTGATGTTCCAGAAGTAGTCTTAATTGAATAATTAACAGAAGTCTCAGAGAAACTTTGAACCTGAGCGATTGGATAAACAGCATCATATTGGACCTGTCCAGTTGCGCGAATCGCAGTTCCACCAGCGTAACCAGTTGCAGTGGCAGAAGTTCCTACAGTAATTGTGTAGGAATCCAAATCAATGTTGCTTATTGTATGGGTAGCATTCAATTCAGCAGAAGGAATTCCGTTTAGAGTTCCAGTTGCTCCAGTAATAATCACTTTAGCTCCAGCAGCAATACCATGGTTGCTATGCCAAACTCGAACTATTCCAGAACCAGATGTAGTCTGGAATGGATCTGCTTCTAAAGTTGAATATGGAAGAACATCGTTAACGAACTGAACTGTTCCAACAGCTGAAGTATCAAACTTAGCACGATGGATAGTAAACTTCAAATCTTGAGTTTGATCAGTTGTCCAAGTAGAAGCATTCTGAGACTTGAATAGAGAACCAGCATAAGGTTGCTCAGAGATAGTTCTAGAAGTTCCTGGAACAACATCACCTACCTGAGAGATCCAGCACTTATACTTGTTAGAGTCAGATTGTAAAACAATACAATATTCACCAGCATCTTGAACATAAACTGGAGAAACAAATCTAAACTGAGTTGGAGTGTCGTACTTTGGAGTAGCTACACCATCTAAATCTACATTAGTTGTAGACAAGTTAATTTGTTCTGGATTAAGAGTGACACGTGAGAACGGTAAAACACGCTTTCCTGGGTAACCATTAACAACTTCTCTAATTTCTAAAGTAACAGGAATGTCAGAATCTTTAGAAGCAAAGAAAATATCAACTGCTGTTAGGAATGCGCCACCTTTATTCTCTACCAAGAATGTTTGAGCTAATGGGTCGTACCAACCAGTATCAGAAATTACACGACTAGAAGTTTCAACGATTGTTTGAGATTCTTGAACTACTTCTTGAGCAATCTCTGCGTTGCGAACTGCATTAACTAAAGATTGGCGTGTTTCAATAACACCCTCAGCTCTATAATTTGCACGTCCACGAGAAGTATAATCACCAGTTGCTACTGCATTATCAATTAACTTAAACTCTCTAGAACCAGTACGGAAACGAACTGCATCAGTATTAGGGATGTTGAATAATAAATTGATATTACCATTTTTATTAGTAGTTAATGTGTCACCAACAGAAGCTGTTGTTATAGAATTGATTGTTGCTGTTGAGTTAGTTACTGTTCCAGTAATTTGTTCATTTGATTGGAATGTTCCAATAATATTAACTACGTATAACGCTTTAGCACCAGTATCTGAATCTAACTCTGTACCAACAACTACAGCTGTAGCTCCAGATGTAACACCAGTGATAACATCACCTTTGTTTAAACATACCTGAGAGTCACCAGCAATTCTACGAGCAGTTTCTGATGCAGTACCACCAACATTACTTTGGAAATCGAACGCTTGTGTTCCAGTGTAAGTAATCTTAGATGCTGGAGTGCAATAAGAAGAAACATCTATGTTATCAAAGTATGGATAGAAACGAGTTCCTGGCTTCAAGCCACGAACCTGAATCAATACGTTTCTTGAGCGAATATATGGAATAACTGCAGTTGAAAGAACACGATCAGCTACAACTTGTCTATCAATTTTAGCAACAAGTGAACTTCTTACACCACTTCTAGATTGTCCAATCTCAGTTGCGAAGAACTCAGCTGTAACCTGACGAGCTGGACCATTTCCAAAACGAGCTACGATTTCACCACGAGATAAACCTCTGGCACCCTGCGATACAGGAACTCCAGACCATTGAGTCTGCCATGCGTTCCAAACAGTACCTAGAACACCTGCCTTTTCAGCCAATGTTGCTATTGTTGAAAAATTACCCTCAACATTATTAACAATGTCTGGTCGACGATCAACTTCAAACCACTCATCAGCTGGTGGGTTCATCTTAACATCACCGAGGAAAGTGAAGATAGCGAATGGGTTAATGTTTTCTAAACGAGACGCAAATTCCTGTTTAACGAGAACTATATCTTCTAAAATTGGTAATGTTACAATATCACCATATTCTGCATAATTGCTTGCTGCACGTTGAGTATCGTTCGAGTTTTTCTCAATTAAATTTACGTTTCTCATTGTGAAGAATGGACGTAACTCGCCTTTCTCCATATCAACAGAACACTTGTAGTCTGGAGAAGAAACATTACCTACACCATGACCAGAGAAATTGTCAACAATGAAACCATTCTTTAAACGATCCAAACCAGTTGCATCAGAAATCTTCAATGATTGAGTTTCTTGCTCTAATAATGATAGAGAAGTGTAGTATTCTAAGTTATCGATACGCTTTTCTAGTTTACCGATATCACGCATTGTGTAGCGTTTGTTGTCAACTTTAGATACTGTAACGTTTTCTGAAGAAGTTCCAAATGTATATGGTTCTAATGTTAAATTATATAAAACCATTCCTGTCGCTGGATCTTCTGCGTCACCAGGGTTTAGTGAAGATGTACCAGAAATACTAAAGAAGTTTCCGTTAATATCAACAGCAATCTTTTCTTTTCTAGCCAAGTAATATGTGAAATCTGTTCTAATGTCAGCACCACGTTTTGGTACTAACACAGAAGAACCAGATCCACTAAAGGTAGTTCCAGCATCATCGATTCTTGGGCGGAAATCTAAAGAATCTCTTAGTTCTGCAGAGATTGATGAGTAAGAAATTCCAGACGGATATGAATTTACAGAGCAATAATCTCCAGTAGAATGTGTGAAGTATTCAAACACAACTTGTATTGGTGCTGATGGTGGAACATATGTGTCTTTAAGGTTAATTCTACCAAGATCGTAATATGTAGAACGCTGACCATTATCAAAATCATAGCGATCTGAAATGTCAATGTCATATGTAGAACCTGGACTTGCGAAAGTTCCAGACTTCATCTTAATAGAAAGAATTCTCCAAGCATCAGATTTACCTAAAAGTAATGTGGTAGCAGTTGCTGTTGCCTGAGTTGTAAATGTTACAGTTGCAGTATTAAGAGTTTT